AACTGCACCGCATCGATCTCCCCCTCGTACCCCTTGGGCGGCTTTGTCACGGTGTACGTATGCTTTCTCTTAGTCATCGAGCAGTCCGCTGTACTAACAGTCCTTTGACGATCTGAACACTATCACAAAACTTACCGTGAGAATAGCTGACCTAATCCCCGACCGCCGCAACGCCAACAAGGGCACGAAGCGCGGGCACTCCGCCGTCGCCCACTCCCTGAAAGAACTCGGAGCCGGGCGCAGCATCCTCATTGATCGCGCGGGGCGTATCATAGCGGGCACTAAAACCGCTGCGAACGCCGCCGCCGCCGGGATCGAGGATGTCGTCGTCGTCCAGACCGATGGCAGCCAGATCGTCGCCGTCCAGCGCACCGACCTCGATCTGGAGAACGACCCAAAGGCGAAGGCACTGGCCGTCGCCGACAACCGCACCGCTGAACTCGGCCTCGAATGGGACCCCGCTGTTCTCGGCGAACTCTCAGGCGATCTGGACCTGAAGCCCTTTTTTACCGACGAGGAACTGGCGAAGGAACTCGGCCAGCCCGGCGAAGACAGTGCACCTCTGCCGCCCGCAGGGTACGGCGTCCTCGTCGAGAACCTCACTGAGCAGCAGCAGGTCGCACTCCTGGAGCGCCTGAGCGCCGAAGGGTTCTCCGTCAAGGCAATGACCTTCTGAATGCAAATTGTCAGAGAAACCGAGATTAAGACTACCGGACGCGTGCTGCAACTGCGCGGCATGTTCGACTTGCCGCCGGAGAAGACCTCGCGCGTGGCCTGGGACGTGCACCTCGATCTGCCGGAGCAGTGGAACGTGGGGCTCATCGTCGGCCCATCCGGATCAGGCAAGAGCACCATCGCTCGGGAGATGTTCGCCGAGCATCTGGTCAGCGGCTACGAATGGCCGACCGACAAATCGGTGATCGACGGCTTCCCAGCCGACGCCGGGATTAAAGACATCACCGCATTGCTGTCGAGCGTGGGCTTCAGTTCCCCGCCGTCGTGGCTGCGTCCGTTTCATGTTCTGTCCAACGGCGAGCAGTTCCGCGTCACGGTCGCTAGGGCTCTGACAGAGCAGCGCGATCTGGTCGTGCTCGACGAGTTCACCTCCGTGGTGGATCGCAACGTCGCCCAGATCGGGAGCGCCGCCGTTGCGAAGACGGTGCGCCGCCGGAACCAGAAACTGATCGCCGTCACCTGCCACTTCGATGTTATCGACTGGCTGGAGCCCGACTGGATATACGAACCGGCGACGGATCGATTCACGCTTCCTCGGGGGTCTCTTCACCGACCGCCCATCGAACTTAGTGTCCGTCGGGTACATCACTCCGCTTGGAACATATTCAGGCGGCATCACTATTTAGACACGTCGCTCCACAAAGCCGCCGCCTGCTTCGTGGCGACCTGGCGCGGCGTCCCGGTCGCATTTAGTTCGTGGCTCTACCTCGTCTCGGGCACAGTCAAGAATGCCTGGCGCGAGCATCGGACCGTCACCCTCCCCGACTTTCAGGGCGTCGGAATCGGCAACGCGCTCAGCGCCTACATCGCCTCGATGTATCGCGGCCTCGGCTGTCGCGCCTACAGTGCGACCTCCCACCCTGCGATGATCCGGAGTCGCGCAGCGTCGTCCCTCTGGCGAGTCGCCAGGGCGACATCGTTCACTGCCCGCGATGGCGGTCGCGTAAGCGGTCGAGCCACCGGACGACTGACGACTGGATTCGAATACACCGGTCCCGCGATGGACGCGACCGAGGCACAGAAGCTCTATGGCCGATAACACCAGTCTCACGACGACGACCGCAGCCTCGACGACAGCAGTCGCAGCGCCGCAGCCGCACGTGATGGCGATCGCCTACGCGCGCGTCCTCGGCCCGAAGCGGACGAAAGACCCGTCTGGGCTGCCCGCGTTCTTTACGACGGGCGTTTTTGATTCGAGTATCGAGACACCACAGGAAGCCGCCGCCCGCGCCATCGGCCAGCGCTGGCACAAGATCGACCCGAATCCGGCGGATTGGAAGATCATCCTCGACGAGGACGTGATCCAGCCGCAGACCGGAGCGCGCATCAAGTACGACCGAGTCGTCGTCCTGCAGTATCTACCGGATCAGGCGCTCTATAAGTCGGAGGGCATCGACCCGACGAAGATCCCGCTGGAGCACCGAGAGTCATGGTACCTGACGAAGCATTGGAAGGCAGCAGAAACGAATGCCGGGTCGCAGACCCAAACCGACAGCGCTCAAGGAACTTGAGGGCTCCCGAATCCGCCGCAAAGGCGACGAGCCTAAGCCGAGCGGCGTGCCTAAGTGTCCGGCCCACCTCAGCGCGGACGCCAAAAAAGAATGGCGCAGAATATCGCGCGAGCTTCTCGGCCTCGGTTTGCTGACAGCTATCGACCGCGCTGCTCTCGCAGGATATTGCGCCGCCTGGGCGCGATGGATCGAAGCGGAAACAAACATTCAGAAGTTTGGATCGGTCATCAAGTCGCCGAAGAGCGGCTATCCGATACAGAACCCCTTCGTCGGCGTCGCCAACACGGCAATGACGCAGATGAGGAGTTTCCTCATCGAGTTCGGGATGACCCCGGCCAGCAGATCACGGCTCAGTGTCGAGCCCGCCGAAAAAAGCAGCGATCCCTTCGCGGAGTTCATGAAGGGATTAGGTGCTGAAGACATCACCCCGAATGACATCAGCGACGAAACGCAGCTACGCAGCGAGGGCGAATAACTACGCCCGCGATGTCGTTAGCGGTAAGGTTCTCGCCTGTAAGTGGGTTCGTCTCGCGTGCCAGCGACACCTCGACGACTTAGCGCGTCCTGATTACCGCTGGCACTTCGACGAGGCACACGCTCACCGCGTCTGCACGTTCGCCGAGCAAATGCCGCACGAGAAAGGCGTTCTCCAGGGACAGCCGCTCCGGCTCGAAGAGTGGCAGGTGTTCCTGCTCTCCTCGATCTTCGGCTGGGTCGATGAAGAGGGCACGCGGAAGTATCGCGAGGCTTTCATCCTCGTCCCTCGCGGGAACGGCAAATCGCCACTCGCAGCAATCATCGCGCTGTGGATGGGCTTCCTCGACGGTCAGCCCGGCGCGGAAGTCGTGTGCGGCGCTACGACCGAAGCGCAGGCGCATGAAGTTTTCCGGCCTGCGAAAGCAATGGTCGAGCAGCGGGCCGCCGTCTTCGCGAAGATCGGCGTCGAAGCAGCGGCAAAGTCGATCTATCAGGCACGGACGCGGTCGAAGTTTAAGCCCGTCATCGGCAAAGCGAAATACGGCGGATCGCCTTACTGCGCGATCCTCGATGAGGCGCACCAGCTACCGGACGATCAGCTTTACGTCTCGTTCAAGACCGGCTGCAACAAGAGGAAAAACAGTCTCCTGTTGACTATCTCGACTGCTGGCGTCACTTCGACCCAGAACCCCTGCTACCAGCAGCAGCAGGACCTGCAGAAGGTGCTCGAAGGGATCTTCGAGAACGAGCGGTTGTTCGGCATCGTGTACACCAGCGACGAAACGGTCGATTGGACCAGCCGCGACGCGGTCGTCATGGCGAACCCAAACCTGGGCGTCAGCAACGACGCCGAGGCGCTCTTTGACGATCACGAGCAGGCGATCCGGAACCCAGCGAAGCAAAACGGCTTCCGCTCGATGCACCTGAACGAATGGACGGGCTCGTCTTCGGCCTGGATGAGGCTCGACGCCTGGGCGAAGTGTGCCGATCCGGGACTGACCGAGGAATCGCTGAAGGGTCTGCCGTGCTGGGTGGGTGCCGACTTGGCATCAAAGATCGATCTCGCGGCGACCGTCCGACTCTACCGAAAGAATGTCGATGGACAGCCGGACAAGCCGCATTACTACTGCCTCACCCGCGCATATTTGCCGGAAGAGCGCGTAAACGATCCGACGAGTCCGCACTATAAGACCTGGCAGATTCAGGGACGGCTCACGGCAACGTCGGGTAACTCCATCGATTACTCAGTGATCGAAGCCGACACGGTCGCGGACATCGGCAAGTGTGATGTTAGCGAGCTTTGTTACGACATCAGTCACGCTGACCAGTGGGCGCAACGGATCAACCAGGCGACCGGCGTCACGCTGGCCGAAGTGCCGCAGCGGATCGATCAGATTTCTCCGGCGATGAAGGAACTGGAAGCTGCCGTCTGGGACGGTCGATTTCACCACGACGGCAATCCACTGCTGACCTGGTGTGTGACTAACGTGCTCACTCGGGAGCTTCCGTCGGGCGACTACATCATGCCCAGGAAAGAACGCCCGGAAAACAAGATTGACGCCGCGATGGCGCTTTTTATCGCGATGCGCCGCGCATCGGTTGCGAAGCCGAAGAAAAAACGCGCGGTCTTCAAACCCTTTTTCGTCTGACGAGTTTACACAGATGCCCCTTTTCGGCTCCGCCAATGACCTGATCACGCTCTCGATTCCCGCGCCCGAAGCTCGCGCTGTCGAGCGCCGCGACTCGAACACGGCGAATCCCGCCGGGCTCTTCTCTGCCGCGTGGGACATCCTCACGAACACGCACACGACCGTCAGCGGCGAGCCGATCAATGAAACGCTGGCCCTGAAGCACCTCAGCGTCTACGCCTGTGTTCGCACTATTGCCGAGGATGTAGGCTCACTGACCTTCCGCTTGTACAAACGTCTTCCGAAAGGTCGTCAGGAAGCAGTCCAACAGCCGCTCTGGCGCGTCTTCGCCGTCGAACCGAATAACGAGATGTCCGCCAGCACCGTGTGGGAGCAAATCGCCGGGTGCATGGCTCTCACCGGCAACGCCTATCTGGAGATTCTGCGGAATACGTTCGGCGACGCCGTCGGGCTCTATCCTCTCGATCCGAGGATGACGGAGCCCGTCCGGCTGCCGAACGGTGACCTCGCCTTTCGGACGCGTGTCGGGGTCACGAACGGCCAAACGCGAATCGTCGCAGCGAAGGACATGCTTCACTTCCCGCTGTTCAGCTTCGACGGCCTTAAGGGTCTCTCACCGATTGGCCAGGCACGGAACGACCTCGGCCTCGCGATTGCTGCAACGAAGCACGGAGCCAAATTCTTCGGCAACTCCTCCGCTCCCGGGGGGCTGCTGATTCCTCCCGATGAGGCGGAGGACGCGGAAGTCAACAACATGCGCAGCCACTGGGAGCAGGCGAACTCCGCCGAAAATTCAGGGCGGGTGAGCGTAGTAGGGAGCGGGTGGACATACAAGCAAATCTCTCTGTCACCCGAGCAGAGTCAGTTCCTGGAAACGCGGGAGATGAGCCGCCAGGATGTGGCGGCGCTGTTCAGGATGCCGCCGAGCAAGATCGGCGATGTGACGAAGGCCAGCAAGGCGAGCGCCGAGCAGGAAAACCTCACCTATGTCACCGACTGTCTGCGTCCTTACCTCGTCCGCATCGAACGTGAAATCCAGCGGAAGCTGCTGCCGGACGATCTTTTCGTCGAGGCCGACGTCAGCGAACGCCTTCGTGGTGACTTCGCCTCAACTATGGCCGGTTTCGCAGTAGGAAAACAGTGGGGATTTTTCAGCACGAACTACATCCTCGAAAAGCTCGGAGAGAACCCGGTCGGACCTGAAGGAGACATCCTCTGGGCTCCCGTAAACATGCAGAACGCCGCGCGCCTGCTCGACACCGAGTCCGTCCAGGATCAGCCGATCGATGCCGAGGCTCAGCCGACGACCGAGACGCAGCGCAGTCTCTTCGCCGCCTACGTCCCCGCGTTCTCGCGGCTCTTTACGGACGCCGTCGGACGTGCCACGTCGCGCAGCAAGCGCGATGCCGAGGCGCTGACACCGATTTTCGCACCGGTGCTGGAGTCGATCAGCGCTCTCGTCCTCGATGAAGCTCGTGCCCAGTTAAGTCTGCCGGAGGAGTGGAACCCGGCGGACAAAGCGATCCGCGATGTGATCAAGAGTGCCGCGACACGCGCGAAGGACTGGACGGCAGACCAGAAGACGCAGATCGCGAGCACCGAACTAAACAAGGCGATCCGCTCGCTCCATTTTTCCATTTACCGCGAGGCGGGCGCAGCTATCGCGCTCCAGAATCCCCCGAAGTTAGGAAACACCGAAGATGAAGACTAACGTCGAATACCGCAACATCAGGCAGGAGTTCCGCGTCTCGAAAGACGGCGACGCTCCCAACATCAGCGGCTACGCCGCACTCTTCGACACGCCGAGCGAGAACATCGGATGGATCGAGACCATCGATCCCAAGGCCTTCGACTCTGTCATGGCGTCGAAGCCTGATGTCCGAGCGCTCTGGAACCACAATCCGGATCACGTCCTGGGTCGGACGTCCGCGAACACGCTCGCGCTCACCATCGACTCCCGGGGCCTGGCTTACAGCATCGATCCGCCGAACACGACAGTCGCGAACGACCTAATCGTCTCGATGCGTCGGAAAGACGTGACCGAGTCGAGCTTCGGCTTCATCGTCAAGCGCGATCAATGGACCGACAATCCCGACGGCACTGTGACGCGCCGCATCCTGGAGTTCGACGAGCTTCTCGACGTTTCGCCCGTAACGTATCCGGCCTACTCGGGCACGACAGCGCAGGCGCGGAGCTTCCCGGCCTCTATGCCCGCCGAGATCCGCTCGCGGTTCGAGGCTCGCCGGAAGACACACACGAAATCCGTTGATGGCGAGAACCTCACCGACGACTGCTTCCTGATCGTCGGCGATCCGAACAAGACCGATACCTGGGACCTGCCGTGGAAGTTCTCCACCGAGGAAAAAACGAAGTCGCATCTGCGCGATGCGCTGGCCCGCTTCAACCAGGTGAAAGGTGCGACCGAGGAACAACTCAAGGCCGCCTGGGACAAGCTCGTGAAGCTCTGCAAAGAACATGACATCACCGTCACCGACACCACGATGCCTGCTGTCCGCTCGATGGACCCCAACGTTGATGGCACCGACAACGACCTCTGCGAGTGCGACTGTGCCCAGTGCCGTGCCGGTGCCTGCGGCATCTGCTCTGCCGATCCGCAGTGCGACAACGCCGAGCGCTGCCAACGGTCGATTCGGATGATTGAGCAGGAGCGCGCAAAGATGCGCGTAAAGCTGCTCTCGCTGAAGTAACTCACACTGGCCTCGTGGGGGAGCGCACGGTCCGATTCCGTGATGCGCGGGTAACACCGCACACAGATAGTCCGCTCCCCGGCCTAACTCAAGTTTTGTAGTTAGTGGCGTCGCATGACGCTGCCTTCGATGGTTGCGCTAACT